GTAGTTGGTGGCTGTGAATTTGTCAATGATCGTGGTTACACCATTGGCCGTGTATTGCGTTGTCTGAGTTGCCTCAACGGTTTTGGCTGGCACTAGATTTTTGGCAGTTACAGTCATTGATGCACCTTTTACAAAACAACCCAGCGGGAGCCGGACGAAACCGTCACTGTCTGACCGCTAGCAATGGTGATCGGCCCAGCCGACATGCCTGAATTTCCAGTGGCTATAGTGTAACTCGTTGAAACGGTTTTGCTGTTGACGTAAATTCCGTTGCCCGCGTTAAATTGTTGGGCCAAGAATTCGCCTGTAGAAGGTTTGTACAGCAACTTGGCGTTGCTGGTGTAAATTGTGGTCGGGGTGCCTGTTATGGCGTCGGCAAACAACGGGTAGACGTTGGTGGCCGTGGCGGTGTCATTACTAAGCGCCGCGCCTGATATTACCGTGGCCCATGTACCGTCCCCCCGCCAATAGGTCGTGGCCGACGCGCTGGTGCCGCTATTCAGATTGGCGACTGGTAAATTGCCAGTGACTTGAGATGCCAAATCCACGTTACTCAGTGTGCCACCCAACGTAATCGTGCCAGAAGTCGTAATGGTGCCGCCGGTCAAGGTAATTCCGTTGACTGTTCCCGTAGTAGCTACCGACGTAACCGTACCTGTACCACCAGTAGATACAGAAGGCGGCGCAAGTTGCAAATCATCCAAAGATGTCTGGTTGTTGCCGCCGCCGGTCAAGTTAAATAAGTTTAAAAAGAACCGGTACCATTCACGCGACATCAACCCCGTGCGGGGGTCAATAAACTCGACCCGCGACGAAGGTAGGTTCGTTATATTGAGTTGTTCAGGCATTGGTCGGGCTCAGAATCAATTCAGCGCCCATGACGGCGACCGATACAGGATCGGTGCCAGACACTTCATAGACCCTGTCCCGCAGCTTGAGCGTCATGCCCAATCGCCGCCAGAATACGCGCTGATAGTACGCGCCGATTTTGCCCATTGGTGCCCAATGCTCATTACTCCATGTGTGGCCACCATCGTCTGACCAGCGCAACATGACTTGCGGGTCGTCGCCTTGGCCAGTAGCCAAACCAGTACCTGACTCGCAATCCAGTTGCAAGCTGTGGTGGGCAGTGCGCTTGAGGTTGTTCTGACCGCTGGGCAGCGCCCGCCATGAACGCAGCCATTTTTGAGGTTCGTCATAGTCAGCGTAGACATTTAAGGTCATCTTGTAGATGTTGCCATTCTCAAAGTCGCCCACAATCGTGTTGCCACCAAAGTTGCACTGACAATTTGACCGGTGACGGGTAAACACGCCATTGTCCCAGCCAGCACGTTCGTGCCATGCTTGGGTGGCTACATCGAATACCCACGTGGCGTTGCCGGTGGGGAACGTCAGCACATAAAAGGCATGGCCTTCTTGCTGGTATGTGTATGCCACCGCGTCTGAAATGTCGCTGTATTGAGCAATTGCGTACTCAATAGCATGGGTGGACACGCGCTGGCCAGTGTAGCCATTGGCTCGGTAGACAATACCTTGGCCACGGGCGTCAGTGCCCAGCCAAAACAAACCGTTGTCCAGCTTGGCCACTGAGAATGCCGCCACGCAGCCAATCTCGTTAAAAGCACCTTGAATACGGGTCAGGGGAAAGTCGGCTAATCCCGCGTCGTACCAGACTTCAATTGAGTCGGTGCCAAACATCCATGCTTCGCGGTGGTCTACATTGATTGCCACCAAACCGTCGGGCGAGCCCTCGGTGCTGGCAAAATCTAGTGGATCGACGGACAGGCCGTCCAACAGGGATGTCACCCAGACTCTTTGGCTATCTGGCTCATTGAACACAAAATAGCCGTCCAAGTAGCCCACGGTCACCGCGCCAGGAAAATCTGGGTCAGTGATTTGGGCAAACACGTTGGTGACTTCGTTATATATATAGCTGTCAGGATTGCAAGCAAAAAAGATTTGGGTACCGTTGTCAGCAATTGACACGGGGCCAGTGCCGGTCACGGTGCCCAACAGCGTAGGCACGGCGGTCATGCCCGTAACTTTATAGACTTCCAAACCTGACACAACATAAAAATCAGAACCATTGGTCTGATGCGCCCAAAGGGCACGGATCGGGCCTGTGCCAATGGTTTGCAGAAATTCAAGCCCAGGGCAGCGCGTCAAAAAAGCCGCTTCCTTGCCGCCGTCTGGCGTGGCCTCTGGGTACAGATTGACCATGCGATTGTCGGCAGCATTGACGCTGCGGGCAACGTAGCTTGCGCCAAGAATCGGGCTTTTCATCAATAATTACCGGCGTAGATGTTGAACCGCTGGCGGCTGGCCACAATAGCGTAAGGCATCGACATGATGTCGTCAGGGTTGTTGATGCGTTTCAAGTTGCGCTTGGATGTCATTGCAATGCGTTGCACTTGAGGGCTAGGCTCCACGCCAAATTCAGGTGCAATTTCCATTGCCAAGTTGTATGTGAACGCCCGCAAATAGCCTGGAGGAAACAAGATTTGAGTTACCAAAGTGGCTGGCTGATCCAACTCTTGCACGCTAATAAAGTGCCATTCCAAGTCCCGTGTGGGCTTAGGATAGACCGTCATCTGAATATTCGGGTATTCCATGTTGATCCACATAACCTGTGGATAAGTGGAAGTTACGGTTTTGACCGCAATGCCATCATATTGCTGCTGATTGATAAACTTGATACCGTAAGACACGTTGGTGCCTGGGTCGCGGTAATACGTTGCATCGTCCAACAAGATCGGGCGAACGCCCACAAAATCACCTGTAGGGCCCAGATGGCGCTGAATTTCGCCAGCAGGCCAAGTAAAGGTTTGATCAATCGTATTGAAAACAGCTAACCGCTCAGTATTCCATGAGTCAATCATTTGGTTGAGCGCCATCAATGCGTCTTGGGATACGGACGCGGCTGGAGTCTCACCTTCAGCCAACACACCAAGCAATCGCAATGCTCTATTGATTTGATCGCCAGCAGTGTATGTGGCCATGTTTAAGCTCCTTGTTCGACCACCTCTGGTGGTCGGCTACGACGACGTTTGACTTCCTGTGGAGCCGCCTCAACAGGCGTGTCTAAAGTATATCGCACCCAACCATTTTTTTCATCCGCAACAGCTTCCATTTCCATAGTCGCAACTTTGGCACCATGAACCGGATGAGACATGTAAATAACAGACATAGTTTAAAAACGGGAGCTTTTGGCCCCCGTTTGGTTTAGCTTGCGCCGTGGATGATGGAAAAGTTGATGATGACAGCTTCAGAGTATGAAGTAGCCGTAGTCAAATTTCGCAACGTGATTAAAGCAGAACCAGCAGCCAGATAAGAAACGTAAGTGGTGTACGCCCCTGCAGCACTACCGGTAGTATTGCTCGATACACACACAATAAGCGTGTCATTGGTGGAAATCAAGCTATTGGTCAAAATGAACGACACCGCAGTGTTTCCCGCCAACGCCGCAGTATCCATTGTGATACGTCCAGCAGACTTGTTTAAGGTCACGCCAGTAGATTTGCTGGTGGCTTGAGTTACAGCGCCTTGTGCAGTTGATGTATAGCCAATTTCGGTGGTGGCATACACGGTTGTGCCAACCACGGTTGTTGGTGTAACAGCACCAATGGTGCCGCCGTCAATGTCTTGGTCACTGTATGCAACGCCAATTGATTTGGTATTACCCATTTTTTAATCCTTTAAAAAATAGGGGCCGAAGCCCCCATTTGCTTACACACGATACAAAGACCAAGTAGCGTCACCTGTTTTGCGTGCGCGGAAAGCTGCCGAAGTGCCAGCAGTTGCGGCAATCGTCATCAAACCTTGCGAGCCAGATGAACCAATTGACCAACCAGTAGCCGTAGTTACGGTAATAACACCAGAACTAGAGCCATCCACGTTGATGATATTGAAGTCAAAACTTGCATTGACGGGCACGCTTGGGAAAGCTGCGTCCATTAAAGCGCAAGTTGGCAATGTGTATGCCGCTGCCGACGTGCCTGGTGAACCAAGAATAAGTTTGGTAGCCAGTTGAGCCGCTGTCAATGTTGCAGCGCCTGCGGGAATAGCAGTAGGCGCAGCTTGAGGCTGAAATTGAATTTCAGTTAGATTGCCGTCACCAAGTTGGTAACCGCCAGAACCATTAGGAATAGCCATGATAAATTTCCTTCAAAAAAAATTATTGATTAACCCCAGAGACGGCAAGCCATCTGTGGACGAATTGTGCTGTAGCCATACAGAACGTCGATACGGCAAGGCATACGGTCGTTGTTGATGTCGTACTGACGAACAACGCGCAAGCTGATACCGTTATGAACTGCGCGAGCAGCCATATCGACACCTTGAGGCAGCAACAAGTCGGCGGTCGCAAAAGTGATCGCGTCTTTGTGATAAATCAAGTTCTGTGGATATTGAGTGCTGGCACTTCCAATAAACACAACAGCTTTGCTGGTGGCAGGCAATGAATCCATAGTAGCCAATGCGTGTGCGCTGGAATACATAGGAGCCACGGTTACTGTAGCAGTTGTGGTGACAGTTGTTGATGCCAAAACCACAAACTGGAACAGCGAACCTGTGGATTCACGGGTTTGCGGATTCACAGAATAACAGCTAGCAATAGTAAACACATCACCAACAGCTAAAAGTTCACCAGAGCCAACAGTCAATGTCAGAGTAGAAGCACCTTCAGTTGTTACCGCAGCACCAGTGGTGTTGCCAGTCGCAGCACGGGTGCCTGTGGTGAACTGTTTGATTGACTGAGACATGTTGATCTCGTCATATCCCAACACGCCAGTGCCCATCATGCCGTTCTTGAATTGCTTGCTGATAGTGTCTGTAGGATTGAACAGACCTTTCATGCCTTCAACCAAGCCAGCGTTTGCCGCAGGGTTAACTGTTGCGTAACGTGGTGACATTACAGCGGCGGCTTCGTTCAGTTTTTGTTGAGCTTGCAACAGAACCAAAGAAGTAGCTGGGGTAGTGCCTGGGGTGCCAACAGAGTTACCGATGGTTTTGTATGCGTTGGCAACATCAGCATCAATGCTAGAAGCCAACTGGCTAATACGAGGCTTCAACACACGTTCTGCAAAATCGTCCAATTGCATGGTCAATTCAGCAGATGTGAAGTTCACGCCGATGTGCTTTTGTGAAGCAACAGACAGAGTTGTGTACTGTTCGTTGTCGTCCTGAACTTGCAGGGCGGCACCGTCAGTTACCAGAGCGCGGTCGGGTAAACGGATACGCAATGTAGAACCAATCTTGGCACCTTCAACAGCAAAGCTGTCGTCGTACTGACGGTTTACGTTACGGGTGATCACCAGGTTGTTCTCGAGAATTTCGAGAGCTTTTCTGGTGATCATGTCGATCGTTAAGATACTATTAGACATGGAAAAAATCCTTCAAAAATTGTTTAGCGGTTGGCTTGCGCTTGCCACTTTTTCATTTGCCTTGCTCGTTCAGCTTCAATCCACTGCGAATCGGTCATGGTCTTGGTAGACCGTGGATCAGTAGTGTCATAAGCTGGGCCTCCAGAAGAGCGAGCAGTGACGGGCGAAATCGGTGCTGGCGCAGACGTGGTTCGTTTCACGGGAGGATCGTTGGCCATTTTGGCCTCAATTCTCCCAATTTCCTTAGCCTGCACGATAGGCGCAAGACGAGAGATTCGTTCCGCTTCCTTGGGGTTTGCTCCGAGGTAGTAAGCTACTTCAGGGCCAATATCCGAGGCGCGAATCGACTCAGCCATCACGTCAGTAATTGGAAGTTTTGGGTTGTATGCGACTTGTTCAAAGTCATCATATTTAGCCCGCGCTTCTTCTTCCTGTTCGTGATAAGCATCAAGAATTGCAGATTGCTGCCGTGCTTGTTCTCGCTGGGCAAGCAGTTGTTCAGCTTTCTGGTAGGCCAATGCGTCTGCATAGGCTTCAGTGCTTTCAAACTGATCGACCGACGGGATCGTTGCTGGCGCTCTTAGCGTTTGCGTTTCCGCTTGGCGTTGAGTCTGCTCTCTTTCCCACTTACGTTGTTCTCTTGCAAGCCTTTTGCCGATTGCTGCATCAAGTTCTTCTTGGGTAAAAACCCGAGATTCTTTTGCTTCATCAGCGACTTCCGGCGCGTTTACATTTGTCTCAGGAGTGGCCGTCACTTCTGCTACGGGCGCGGAGTCTACTTCCGCTAAGGGTTGTTGGACTTCTTCAGTCATTTTTGAATCTCAATGATTCCCTGGTGAACCGCACCAGTACGGGTTTGGATCATTCGAAAATGATTGTTGCTGACA